CCTTGGGGGCCCCTCTCTTCGGACGTGCCGAAGTTTGGACGTTCGTAAACTTTGTACAGGAGCTACACTTATGCACGCGGCAGAATCGGTTGCTTCACCGCACCCTTGGGTGCACTCTTTCTTCACGAAAGAGGGGAACTACACATATGATGTGTGGGCCCCAGCCGGTGAAGCGCTTTACTCTGCACGTGCAGCGAGTGTCCATACCGAGATCGATGGATTCGGTTGGCGTCCCCCGTCCCCGTATAGTGCCTCTAGGTACACGGATCGGAGACCCATGGTTGACTACTCATACGTTGATAGTACGGGTAGCAAGTGCTCTTGTACAAGCCATGTACATAACCCTCTGGGGATCTTGAACCAGGATTGGGCTCTCCTTTCACAGCTTCGTGCTGAGGCCGAGGTATTGGCTTTAGGAAAGTTCGCAACTGGTTCCGTAGATCTGTCGGTAGCGTTCCTTGAACGCAAACAGACAGCGTCTATGATCTCAGATTGGTGCATGGCATCCGTGCGTTTACTCAAGGACCTTCGGAAAGGTCGCTGGGTTAAATCATTCCGTTCTTCAACCACTAAGTCGTGGCGATGGAACAAGAATGTGCCCCGCGGCTGGACTCCGAAGGCCGTCCAGCAATGGAGAGAAGGCAGGAAAATTACTACACTGCCAAACGCATGGTTAACGACCCGGTACGGCATTGCCCCGTCCCTTATGGACATTGCCGGGTCTGTCGAGGCTATCGAAAATGCCGATCAAGGCAAATTCGATCGCTATATCGCCACGAATCATTCGCGACGGTTCGAGGTGAAATCGTGGGTTGAACCCAAGAGACAGCAGTATTTCGGCTTATATTATGTTATTCCCGCTTTCACGTGGGAAACACATTATAGGAAGCACGAGGCTCATGTCCGCTTGGATGCCACGATCGACAACAGCTTCTACTTAACCCTCCAGGATGTCGGACTCACTAACCCGTTACTCACGGGATGGGAGGTTATACCGTACTCCTTTGTTTTGGATTGGTTTGTAGGAGTAGGAGATTTCCTGAGCGCTGTGAATGCCTTTAATCAAGGGTATTCTTTCAAGGCTGGCAGCAGCACAATTCATTGGGACTTATCTTCTGATGGGTACGTATCCATCGATAAGGACCGATGTGCTGACCAGAACTTCTTGGAACCAACGCTTAGTTTGCCATACTCCGCACGTGTAGCTGCCAGTGGGTTTGTGAGGAACGTTTATTCGTCTCCTCCGTTCCCTACACTGGTTGTGAAGCGTGACCCTTTGAACGTCGAGAGGATGTGGGATTCCATTTTCCTACTATCCAACCTCGTCGGGAATAAGGGGGCAGCGAGCAAGGCTAAAGACAGAATGCGGAACCTCCGCATCTAGCCGACACTTTGCCCAACGAATGGGCGAGTAAAAGGTATGTGCCTCCGGGGCATACCCGTTTCTGACAAATCGCTAGGGTGGCTATTTAGCACCCTTTTCCTCGTAACAAGCTCACTAGGAAGAACCTAATGGCTGACAATGCACCTCTAGTCGTCGATGACGGCGAATCCACTCCAGTCTCTCACTCGTTTTCCCCACGTGGGGTCGCGGGTGATACGGCAAAGTATCAAAACTATGCCGTTAACTTTTCTGAAGGTCGCGAGACTGTCACCCTCAAGGTGGCAGAGCCCAAAGGCCTCCAGAAGACTGAGACTGTCTTACTCGTACCCCGTGTGCTGGACGAAACCATCAACGGTGTTACGGTCTCCCGTGTGGCGGATTACGCGACGATCCGAACGACCTGTATCATCCCGAAGACTTGGGAAGAGCAGGACGCCAAGAACGTCCGTGTGATGGGGAGCAATCTGCTCCTCACCGATCCGGTGGCTGACGCCATCGATAAGGGCGAGTTCGTCTGGTAGCCGGGATGTTCCCGGAATTGATCTACCAACATCTCGTCCGCCTCGCCCACAAGTTGGGCGGTGCCATCCTGGCCCGCCCTCTACCCCAATGGAGTTTCTCATGGGTAAGACTATTGACCGTGACGGTCGTTGTACTCCTGTCGACGCTTTGGATCTTGTCGTGCGTATCGCCGACGCCCTCGGAGTTACCATCTGTGAAGATGGAACCGTGGACGCCGTCCGAGCTACACGACTTCCCTTCCCGCCTCAGGAAACTGAGGGATCTCGGTTTCGAGATAGCTACCTCGTAAAAGAGGTAGTTCGGAAGTACCCAGGATTTGACCTGGGGGTCGACACAACCGCAGCCGCGTTTAACTCGTTTTTTGAGGACGAGGCTGTTAACGCTTCCACGAATGATCGTCTACTCTCTTATTCGGCAGATAACTGCCGCGCCTCGCGAATTCTTCACGTCGCGTCGTGTAAAGCAATGGAGATCTTAGGCCACTTTTCGTGGGAGAAATGGTTGGGAGGGTTAAGGTTCGGCCCGGGGGCGACCACTCGACTGACTCGAAAAGAAGCCAGCGTATATGGAAAACTCTCGGGCACACCCGAAGTAAGCAGGTCTGCGCTCCCTCTGGCCCGTACCGTCATGTCGCTAATGCCCGGGTGGGCATATGGCCATGATTACGATGCGGGAATCAAGGAGGTGACGCTAGCACTATCCGTGTGCGATTATGACTTGCTGAGGTGCGTTCCTAAGAACGCGTGGACTGGTCGGACTATAGGTGTCACGACGGATATGCAAATCTACATGCAGTTAGCCCTCGGGTACTGTATGCGGTGCGCAATGTTCGACGCAGGCA